CTTCCGCGTGCGCGGCCGCAAAAATCAGCGGCGTTTTTGAGGTGAGCCATGATCCGAGGCCGAAAGCCAATCCCAGAGGCAGCGAAGCGTCTGGCCGGCAACCCAGGCAAGCGGAAGATCCGGCCCGACCTCCCGGCCCCGGCTGGTTCGCCACCGATGCCGAAGCGTCTCATGGTCGAGCCGCTCGCCGTGGAGAAGTGGAACGAGCTCGTGCCGATCCTGCTGGGCCTCGGCACGCTCACTACTGCTGACGGCGAAGCGTTGGCGACTTTGTGCGAGGTGTACGCTGCGACGCAGGCGTGCCTACTCGAGCTGCGGGCCACTGGCCCGGTGATGCGAACCGACCTGGGTGGCGTCAAACCGAATCCGGCTGGCCCGTTGTATCGCAGTTTAGTGGCGCTCCAGGCTTCGCTAATGGGCGAGTTTGGGTTGACCCCGAGCAGTAGGACGCGGCTAGGTGGCAAGGAAGAAAAGCCAACCGACGAAGTCGAGGAGTTTTTCAAGCTCCACGGTGCCTGAACTCTGCAAAGAGGGCCAGGCCAAGTACGAGCGGGTGGTGCATTTCTTCGAGAAGATCCTGCGGCACAGCAAGGGGCAGAACGCAGGCAAGCCGTTTACGCTCCTGCCGTGGCAGCACCACGTGATGCGAGAGCTCTTCGGCCGGCTGAACCCTGACGGCATGCGAAGGCACCGCGTCGGATACATCGAGTTGCCGAAAAAGATGGGGAAGAGCACGACGCTGGCCGGCATCGCGCTCTACATGACGGCGTTCGACTCGGAGCCGGGTGCCGAGGTCTATGGTGCGGCCTGCGACCGTGAGCAGGCGGGCATCATCTACCGAGAAGCGGCGTCGATGGTGCGGGCTTCGCCTGCGTTGTCTCGGCATCTCGAGGTGATCGACAGCCGGAAGACGATCGTGCACAAGGCCAGCAACTCGTTCTACCGGGTGCTCTCAGCCGACGCGTTCCGTGCGGAAGGGCTGAACATTCACGCCCTGCTCTTTGACGAATTGCACGCCCAGCGAGACCGGCGATTGTGGGACGCCCTGCGATACGGCGGTGCGGCTCGCCGGCAGCCGCTTATCCTGTCGATCACCACGGCAGGCTACGACCGCAAGTCGATTTGCTGGGAGCAGCATGCGTATGCCGAGCGTTGTATTGCCGATCCCGCCGGAGTGGACCCGGCCTTTTTCGGGTGCATTTACGCCGCGTCGCCCGAGGACGACTGGAAAGACCCGAAGACGTGGCACAAGGCCAACCCGTCGCTAGGCGAGACGATCACGCTGGAATCATTCGCGGCCGACGCCCGCGAAGCTGAGCAGTCACCGTCTAAGCTGAACTCGTTCCTGCGGTATCGGCTGAACGTCTGGACCACCCAGGACGTGCGGTGGCTCTCGCCTGACAACTGGGCCAAGTGCGGCAAGCCGCTGGTCGGCGAGCTCGAGCAGCGGGAGTGGTACGCTGGGCTCGACCTTGCGACCACCTACGACTTGTCGGCCCTGGTGCTCGTGAGCCAGGCCGAGGACGGCACCTTCGATGTGCTGCCGTTCTTCTGGGTTCCGCAGGAGAACGCTGCCGAGCGGACGCAGCGTGACAAGGTGGACTACATCGGGTGGATTCGTGACGGGTACATCAGGGCCACCGATGGCAACGTCACCGACTACGACGTAATCCGCCGCGACATCGTCGAGCTATCACAGAAGTTCAATATCCGGCAGGTGGGAATCGACCGCTGGAACGCCACCCAACTTGCTACCCAACTGCAAGGGGAAGGCGTGAATGTGACAGGCTTTGGGCAGGGCTACGGCTCTATGAGCAGCCCGAGCAAGCAGCTGGAGAACCTCGTGCTCTCGGAGAAGATCCGCCACGGGAATCATCCGGTGCTGTCGTGGATGGCTGGCAACGTGGCAGTGCAGACCGACCACCAGGGCAACATCAAGCCGAGCAAGGCGAAAAGCACGGAGCGCATCGACGGCATTGTCTCGCTGGTGATGGGCCTCGGACTGCACGCCGTGGCGACTGCGAAACCAGCCGAGCAGAACTGGGACATCATCACCCTATGAACGAAAACGCCGTCGCCGACTACAAGATGTTCGACCTGCGTGGCATCGACTGGCCCGAGGTTTCTTCCAGCCGTACGCCGTCTGGCGTTCGCGTCAACGCTGACAACTCGATGGCGTGCTCGGCCTACACGGCCTGCATCCGGGTGATCTCTGACGCCGTCTCGGCTCTTCCGCTCCACGTCTTCGAGCGGCTCGCCAATGGTGGCAAGCAGAAGGCCACGAGCCACCCCGTGTATCGCCTGCTGCACATGCAGCCCAACCCGTGGCAGACGGCCCAAGAGTTTCGGGATTGGATGACGGGCATGTACCTCCACTACGGTGCGAGCTACGCCGAGATCCGCCCAGGTGCTCGCGGTGCCGTCTCGGAACTGTGGCCGCTGCACTCGTCTCGGATGGAAGCCGAGCGGTTGGAAGACGGAACGCTGCGGTATCGCTACCGCGAGCCGAGCGGCCGGCAGACGGTCTACAGTCAAGAGCAGATCTTCGCCCTGCGATTCACGACCGAAGACGGCATCAAGGCGATCCCCACGTACAAGATCTTTCAGAACGCCATCGGGCTGGCCCAGGCGTTGGAGGCCCACGGGTCCACCTACTTCGGCAACGGTGCCCGGCCGGGCATCGTGCTGGAGAGTGACAACCCGATCCCGGCCGAGGCGGCCGAGCGTCTGCGTGAGCAGTGGGAGCGGATGCACCGGGGGCCGGATCGAGCACACCGCACGGCGGTGCTGCCGAATGGCGTGAAGGCTCACGAACTCAGCGGCAGCAACGAGGCGGCCCAGTTCCTTGAGACGCGGCAGTATCAGGTGATCGAGATCTGCCGTGCGTTTCGCGTTCCTCCACACATGATCCAGAGCCTGGAACGCAGTACATACAGCAACATCGAGGTGCAAGGCACGGAGTTTGTGCAGCACTGCCTGTTGCCACATCTCAAGCGATGGGAAGCCGCGATCTCGCGTGACCTGATCGTGGACGACGAGCGGTATTTCGCCGAGCACAGCGTGAGCGGCCTACTGCGTGGCGACCACGCGAGCCGGTCTGCCTACTACGTCTCGGCCCTGCAGAACGGGTGGATGACGATCAACGAGATCCGCGAGCTTGAGAACCTCAACCCAATCGGGCCGGAGGGCGACAAGCACTTCGTGCAGCTGAACATGACCACGCTGGACAAGGTGGGCCAGGATCCGCCGGCCCCGGAGCCGATGCCCGAGCCAGCCGTCGAGGCTGAAGGCACACCGGCCGATGACGCCGAAGACCAGGCCGAAGAGGAGGACACGACCGATGGAAATTGAACGCCGCGACTTTGCGTTTGATGACGAGCACGAACTGATCGTGGAAAGCCGCGCCGATGGCCGAGCCGCGATCATCGGCTACGCCGCCGTCTACAACCGTCTTTCGCTTGACCTTGGCGGGTTCAAAGAGGAGATCCTGCCGGGCGCGTTCGACAAGATCCTGAGCCGCCAGCGAGGCAAGGGCGACGTGGTGGCCCTGTTCAACCACGACAGCAACATCGTCCTCGGTCGCACATCTTCCGGCACGCTGGAACTATCGTCTGACGAGAAGGGGCTGCGGTACGTGGTGACGCCGCCCGTGAGCCGGGCCGACGTGCTCGAGCTCATCCAGCGGCGAGACGTGCGTGGCTCGTCGTTTGCCTTCACGGTGGACCCAAAAAACGAATCGTTTCGCACCGGCGAGGACGGCAAGGCAGTGCGGCAGATCCGCGAGGTGAGCGGGCTGTACGACGTTGGCCCGGTTCTGGTGCCCGCTTACCCGTCCACGTCGGCCGGCGTAGCCATGCGGTCCTATGAAGCGTGGCTGGCATCGCAGACCGAGCCCACGCCCGAGCCTGCGGCCCAGGCGGATCGTTCGCGTTCGGCCCTGCGGGGCGTCGCCGCCGCCTGGGCTGCTTCCCTGAGGTTGAGAAATGGCTGACGCCCGCTGCATCTGCGGCGAAAAACTCCGGTGCCGTTCCAGCCGCCCATGCGGTGACGAGCGGCAGCGGTATCTACGCTGCCCGCGATGCGGTGCTCGTGCTGTGGCGTTTGTGAAAACAACACTTTCTGAAGTGCGGTTCTGCAAGAGGGATACCCGCTAGTGCGACTGTGGACTTCATCGGCAATACCGCCGGCGGAGAACACACGTGGACAACCTCAAGAAGCTGCAGGACGAGGCCGTTACCCTCGCCAACCGGATCGACGCCGTGCGGGCCATCGAAGGCGACGCGGACAAGATCGCCGAGCGTGACCTCGAACTCGAGACGCTGACGGCCGACGCCTCCAAGCTTGCCAAGAAGATCGACTTCGAGAAGTCGGTCGCCGAGTCGGCGAAGAACCTCCGCAGCGTGGTGGATCGCTGCTCGCCGGCCCCCGAGGCCACTGAGGAGCGGAGCGAGAAGGTCCGCATCGAAGCGGTCCCGTTCTCGGGTCGGCTCCGTGCGTTCGAGAACGCCAAGGACGCGTACTCGGTGGGCATGTGGTTCAAGGCCAAGAGCGGCGACGCCGAGGCCAAGCGGTGGTGCCAGGACCACGGCATCGAGTCTCGCGCCCAGGGTTCGACCGGCAGCACCACGGGTGCGGCCTTCGTGCCCGACGTTCTCTCCTCGACCGTCATCCGGCTCGTGGACCAGTACTCGGCCTTCGCTCAGAACGCCACCAACGTGGTGATGCCGAGCGACGTTCTCCTGTTCCCGCGCCGCACGGCTGGTGCCACGGCGTACTGGATCAACGAGAACGCTGCCATCACTGCCAGCGACCCCACTTCCAATCAGGTGACTCTGACTGCGAAGAAGGTCACGGGCGCGGTGACGATTGCGAGCGAGCTCCTGCAGGACTCCATCGTGTCGATCGCCGACTGGATCGCTGCCGAGCTCGCCCTGACGCTCAGCAACGCCGTGGAAGAGGCTGCGTGGAGCGGCAACCCCAGCAACGCCCCAGCGGTTGCCGGGCTCGTCACGACCTACACGGGCGGCCTTCTGGCTGCGTCTGCTGCCACCTACGCGGCGTCGCTCGTGACGGCTGCCGGTGACACGCCCGACGAAGTCACGAAGGCGAATCTGCTGGCCATGATGGCCAGGGTTCCGCAGCACAGCCGTGCCGGTGCCAAGTGGTTCTGCAGCCCCTTTTTCTTCGCCACCTGCATGCAGAACCTCGACCTTGCCCAGGGCGGGTCGGTCGGTCTGTCGCAGGGCATGGGGCCGACGTTCCTCGGCTCGGAAGTGGTCCTCACCGACCGCCTGCCGGCCGGTGCGGACTCGACGGGTGCCATCATGGCGCTGTACGGCAACATGGCCAACAGCTCCTACTACGGCATCCGCCAGGCCATCGAGATCGCGTCCAGCGATCAGGTGAACTTCCTGAGCGACCAGACCGTGATCCGTGCGGTGGCCCGCGTGGCCATCACGCACGCGAACCTGGGCACCGACACCGTCGCCGGCCCGATCATCGGCCTGGTGGGTGCGTGAGCCTGACGGCTTGACGTGAAGTGCAAACTGGGCGGGCCGCTCCAAACCGGGGCGGCCCGCTCTCGTTTGCGAGGTTGACAATGCTGGTCAAGGTCGGCGGCACGGAAGTTGACATCCGTGTGGAAGCGATTCTGTCGATGCCGAGGCTGTCGTTTACGGCCAATCACTTCGCCTGGGCTCAGGCACTGATGCCGCTCGGCATTCGCCCCACAATGGGCACTGGTGCGTTCTGGAGCCAGGTGAACACCCGCGTGATGGAACAGTTCATTGACAAGGCCGAATACCTGCTGGCCATCGACTACGACACGTTTTTCACGAAGGAAGACATCGAGCACCTCTTCGCCCTGGCGATGACCTTCCAGTGCGACGCCATCACGGGCCTGCAGACCAAGCGAGAAGACGGTCGCCCGATGCTCACGCTGAAAGGCATGCTGGACAATCCGCCGCCGGACGGCAGCACCAAGGTGGATAAGGCGTGGTTCGCCGAGCCTGTGCAGGAAGTGGACAGTGCCCACTTCGGGCTCACAGTCATCAGCACGGCCGCACTCAAGCGGTGCAAGAAGCCGTGGTTCTGGAGCAAGCCCGGCCCTGACGGCTCGTGGCATGAAGGCCGCGTCGATGATGACATCTGGTTCTGGAAGAACTGGCGAGAGAGCGGCAATAAGGTCTACGTCTCGCCCCGCGTCGTGCTAGGCCACGGCGAGTACGTCGTGACGTGGCCCGGCAAGAATCTCAGCAGCCCTGTTTTCCAGTGGGCCACAGAGTTCACGAACACGCTGAAACGCCCTGAGTCTGCATGGAGTGTGCCCCAATGAAGAAAATCACATTCACCCGCGCGTGGCGTGCCTACCGCAGGGGGCAGTCGGTTGAGATGACGGGCGGGCTGGCGACGCAGCTGGTGGCCCAGGGCGTGGCCATCGAAGACCGGCAGCAGGATCTGATCGAGACGGCCGCGATCGAGCACGACGCCGAGACGGCAGACGCCACGCCCAGGAGACGAGGACGCCGTGCAGTACCGAAGCCTGACTCGCCAGACGCCGCCAGCAGTTGAGCCCGTCACGCTCGCCGAGGCCAAGGCCCACCTGCGGGTCGATACCAGCGACGATGACACCTACATCAGCACGCTGATCGCTGCGGCCCGTGAGTGGTGCGAAGAGTATCTTGACCGCACGCTGGTGCATACGCAGTGGGTGATGCGGTTCGACACGTTCCCGCCGGACGGGACGCACGACATCGAACTACCACGCCCGCCAATGGCTGCCGCTGGCACGACCACGGCGGTGGCTCTGACGTTCACGTTTGAGAACGGCACTACGTCCACCTACTCGACGGCGAGCTACCGCGTGGACCGGGCCGGCACGCCTGGCACCGTGAAGACGCTCTACGGCCAGACGTGGCCGCCGCATCTGCGGGATGACAACGCCATCAGCGTTACGTGGTGGGGCGGCTATGGGGCGAGCGGCACGAGCGTCCCGGCGGCGATCCGGCATGCGATCCTGATGTTGGTGGGCCACTGGTACGACGGTGCCCGCAGCGGCGTGCTTACGGGCAGTATCTCCAAGGAAATCGAGTTCGGCGTGAAGTCCCTGCTCGACTCGCAACGCTGGGGCTCTTACCGATGATCGACGCCGGCCGTCTCCGCGAGCGCGTCACGGTTCAGATCGCCAGCGGCACGACGAACGCCCTCGGCGAGCAAGTGCTGTCGTGGAGCAACTCGTCTGCCGTGTGGGCGAGCGTGGAAGGTGTGAGTGCCCGTGAGTCGCTGGGGCTGGGCCAGCAGGAGATCGGCGTCACGCATCGCGTGCGGATGCGTTACCTGCCTGGGCTGACGCAGAACATGCGATTCTCCTGGCGGTCCCGCACGCTGGAGATTGTTAGCCTGCTCGAGCGTGGCAACCGTAGCGAGCACGAGATCATCTGCCAGGAGACGATCCCGTAATGGCAGGCGTCTTTGCCGGCGGCAGCGATAGGCCG